CGCCGGCTGAAGCTGCAGGCGATGCTTTTGGTGGTGCGCGACCACCCAAAAAAATGCGCAAATAATTTTGAATATTGAACTTTAAATTTTTAGTATTATACCGCAAGCAAAACAAAGTATGAATTTATAATTTGTGTATTGCTTTATTGCCAATTTAGACATATGGAGGTTAGAAAATGGCAGTCAATCTAGAAGCACTTCAAAAGAAGCTCAATCAACTTAGTGGCGTAAACACGCGCAAAAACATCATGTGGCGTCCTCCCGAGGGTGAAGAGACCACGATTCGAATTGTCGCATTCCCAGACAACGATGGTCAGCCTTTCAAAGAGCGATACTTTTACTACAATATCGGCAATAACCCAGGCCTACTTGCCCCTTACCAGTTTGGCAAGCCTGATCCGTTCCAGGAGCTCATTACTAAGCTTCGCAGCGATGATTCAAAAGAGTCTTACGAACTGGCGAAGAAGCTCTATCCTAAGATGCGATCTTATGCAGCAGTCGTCGTTCGAGGCGAGGAAGACAAGGGCGTTCGACTCTGGTCTTTCGGCAAGACCGTTTATCAGGATCTGCTAAAGATCATGCTTGATGCTGACTATGGCGACATTACCGATCTCAACGAGGGCTTTGATATCAAGGTTAGCTGCACCAAGCAGCCTGGTCGCATGTGGGCTGAGACATCAGTTCGTCCTCGACCTAAGTCGACTGCCCTATCGACCGATAAGAAGCAGATCAAAGAGTGGACTAGCAACATTCCTAATCTAGATGAAATGTATACCTGTAAGTCGTATGATGAGCTTGAGAAAATCATCAATACTTGGCTTGAGGATCCAAATGCCGACGACGGGTCGACTCGTGGCTTTTCGTCTAACAACACAGAGTCTACTAGCAGCTCTAGTTCCACCAGCAATACGTCAACAATGAAAGACTTGGACGACGCTTTTGCGGATCTCGAAAATCTCTAATTCTCTAAAACCATAGAGAACGAACTGGGCGGCATGCAAAAAGTGTGCGGCCCAGTTTTGTTTAATAGCCTTTCTAGCTCTATAATCACTCAGGAGGTTTGATAGATGGCAAAAAAGAAAAATAACGCAATGGATAGCTTCACAGAAGATCTGATCAAGTCGATCAATAAGGATCACGGATCGAAGATCGCCTACAATCTCGAGCACGATGTTTCTCCGACGCATGTCAAGCGCTGGATCAAAACAGGATCAACACAGCTCGATTACATTATTTCTAATCGAAGAGATGGCGGCATGCCAGAAGGTCGAATCGTAGAGATCTTCGGCCCTCCATCTATTGGCAAGTCACACATCGCAATTCAGATTGCAAAGTCTACGCAAGATATGGGTGGCATCGTTGTTTACATCGATACAGAGAATGCGACTAGCGTAGAAAACCTTTCTTTACTAGGTGTTGACATTAGTAAAAGATTTGTTTATGTCGATACTCATTGTACCGAAGAGGTTTTGGCTATTGCTGAATCGACAATTCTAAAAGCCAAAGCAATGGACAAAGATGTTCCAGTCACTATTATCTGGGATTCTGTCGCAGCAACTTCTCCTAAAGCAGAGTTGATTGGTGATTACGACAAAGAAACTATCGGCTTGCAAGCTCGAGCAATTTCAAAAGGCATGCGAAAAATCACAGGCGTGATTGCAAATCAAAACGTTTTGATGATTTGCTTGAATCAGATTCGAACCAAAATTGGAGTCATGTATGGAGATCCTACTACTACACCCGGTGGTAAGGCAATCCCTTTTCACTCGTCTGTACGAATCAAATTGGGTGCAGGACAACAAATCACCAACAAAGACAAAGAAGTGATTGGAATCAATGTCTCTGCTAAGACAATCAAGAACAAAGTCTCTGCGCCATTCAGAACTTGCAATTTTGAGATTCACTTTGGGGTTGGCATCAAAGAGCACGAGCAGTTGTTTGATGTTCTTCGAAAAGCTGGCGAAACTACAGTCAACGGTAAAACCATTGCAATTTCAGGCACTGGTGCTTGGAAGACTTTGATGGTCAGCGATGCCGAAACTGGAGAGGTTATTGTAGAGAAAAAGTTCTACAAAGCTGATTTTGATCAAGTTTTGGCAGACCCAGAGTATAAACAATACATTGAAGACTTGACAGAACAGGCTTTCGTAAAGAAAATGAAAGATCCTGATGAGATCGACATTGATACTGAATCTTACGAAGAAGTAAGAGCTGTTGCAGATGATATGGAAGAAGCCTTGGCTGATCTAGACATTTGATTTCTTGGAGTTTTTGAATGAAAAAGGAGACTGCTATCGATAAGCCAGTTCTTCTTGTTGATGGCCTGAATGTCTTTATGAGACATTTTTGCGCAAATCCGTCGATGTCCGAAAATGGAGAACATGTCGGCGGATTTGTAGGCTTCATCAAAGGCCTGGGTTTGCTTTGTGAAAAATTTTCACCTCAGCGCATTATTGTAGTCTGGGAATCTGGAGGCAGCAACAGGCGCCGAGCAATTATGGGCTCGTACAAATCTGGCAGGCGGCCAGCTGCATTGAATCGTTACTATGAGAACGACATTCCAGCTACAGCAACCAACCATACGATGCAAGTTAATATGCTGGTCAAAGCTCTTGGTCACTTGCCAGTGACGCAGCTTTATGTCAAGAACTGTGAAGCTGATGACATTATTGGCTATTTGGTAAGATACGATATTCTAAAATCTCCTATTATGATCGTGTCTTCTGATAAAGATTTGTATCAACTAATAGGCGAAAGTGTTCTGCAATATTCGCCTGGCCAAAAGAAAGTAATTGATACTTCGGAAGTCCTGCAAAAATTTGGCATTCACCCGACTAACTTTGTGACTGCGCGATGTTTCATAGGAGACTCTAGCGACGACGTGTCAGGAATCAAAGGAGCAGGATTTAAGAACATATCTCGTTGGTTTCCTTTTCTGGCTGAATCTGATTTCCACTCTTGTCAAGATGTAGTGGAACATGCTCAGTTTTTGTCTGTAAAAAACAAAGGTAAGACGATTAAAGCAATTGCCGAAGCCGGCACAGTGGCTCAGCAAAATTGGCGTCTGATGCACTTAGACACACAAAACTTGGCAGCAGATCAAGTCAAAAAAATTAGCGATCAGCTTGAAAATATTGGAAATTCCAATAAAATGGCATTGTTGCGCATGATGGCACAGCATGGCATGCAATCATTTGATATTAGTAGACACTTCGTTGCAATTAATTCCGTGAGGTATAGATGAATATTCAAAACCAATTTTTGAGGCAAATAATCGAAAACTCCAGCGAAGTGCACCACTTTTCTAGATATGGAAAGAGCTTCCAGGAAAAAATCTTTCAGGGCCTAATTTCTGACAAACAGTGGTCTAGTCAAATGGTAGAGGTCATGCGGCCTAATTTTTTTGATGTAGATTATCTGCAGTTTTTGACTGAAAAGTACTTTGCTTACTATGAGAAATACCGTTGCTTTCCAACTCTCGGCTTGTTAGTGCAAGTTATCAAAGAGGAGCTTTCTGATGGCAGTGACGATGTACTTCGAGATCAAATCATCGAGTTTCTTTTGCGAGTCAAAGCTAATCCCAACCCTGGAGACATTGGCTACGTCAAAGACAAGACTTTAGATTTCTGTAAGCGCCAAGCTTTCAAAGGCGCACTCGAGAAATCTGTGGATTTGATTCAAGGCGAAAACTTTGAGCAAGTAATCGACCTAATGAAGAACGCTGTCTCTATCGGCATGCAGAATTCTAGTGGTCACGATTTCTTCGAGGACATTGAGGCCCGATTCGTCAAGATCAATCGCAATGCTGTACCAACTGGCTTTGACCGCCTGGACAAAAAAGACATCTTCAAGGGCGGTTTGGGTCGTGGCGAGATCGGCGTTGTCACAGCAAATACTGGCGTAGGTAAATCACACTGGCTTGTTGCAGTTGGTGCAAACGCAATGCGTGCCGGCAAAAACGTTCTTCACTACACGTTTGAGCTAACTGAGACTGCAGTCGGCATTCGCTATGATTCTAACTTGTGTGGCATTCAAAGTAACGATGTTCAAGACAACAAAGATTTAGTCAAAGACGTTTATCAAAATAAAGACTTAGGCCGACTAATCATTAAAGAATATCCGACCGGCTCTGCTAGCGTTGTTACCCTGAGAAACCACATTGAAAAATTGTCTCTGAAAGGCTTCAAGCCTAACGTCATCATCATTGACTATGCAGATATTATGAAGTCTACTCGCTCTTATGATAGCTTGCGACATGAGCTTAAGCTTATTTATGAAGAGTTGAGGAATCTAGCAATGGAGCTGGATATCCCAATTTGGACTGCGTCACAAGCGAATCGCGACAGTGCACAGTCGGACATTGTTGGTTTGGAGAATATGTCAGAAGCTTACGGAAAGGCTATGGTTGCAGACGTTGTTATTAGTCTATCCAGAAAAGCAGCTGAAAAATCAACAGGCATCGGCCGACTGTTTATTGCTAAAAATAGAGCTGGCAAAGACGGCATTGTGTTTCCAATCACAATTGACACATCAATGTCAATGTTTGGCATTCTTGATGAAACCGCAATGTCTCTAAATGAAGCAACTGAAGCTTCTAACAGCGAGGCAAAAGCTGCGTTGCGTAAAAAGTGGCGCGAAGTAAAAGCCATGGGAGATGAGGTAGAAGCAGCATGACAGAACCAATTTTGCAGTCGAACCCAGATCGGTTCGTAATTTACCCAATTGTTCACGATGACTTGTGGGCAGAATTTAAGAAACAAGAAGCCTCCTTTTGGACAGCTGAGGAGATCGATCTCGGCGAAGACCTAAAAGACTGGCAGAAGCTAAATGACGATGAGCGCCATTTCATCAAGCATATCTTGGCTTTCTTTGCAGCATCAGATGGCATCGTTAATGAAAACTTGTGCTATCGTTTCGCTAACGAAGTACAATATCCAGAAGCCCGAGCAGCATACACTTTTCAAGCTGCAATGGAAACAATTCACAGCGAAACTTACTCTTTGCTAATTGACACTTACGTTTCAGATGCCAATGAGAAGACCAAGCTTCTGCGGGCAATTGACACTATTCCTACTGTTGGTAAAAAAGCTGAATGGGCTCTGAAGTGGCTTGATTCAGCAGATTCATTTGCAAAAAGACTGATTGCTTTTGCGTGCGTTGAAGGCATCTTTTTTAGTGGTTCTTTTTGTAGCATCTTTTGGCTTAAACACCGTGATAAAGGCTTGAAAGGCCTAACATTTTCCAACGAGCTAATTTCAAGAGACGAGGCTGCTCACACTGATTTTGCAATTAAGGTTTACCGAAACCATATTCTCGATAAGCTTTCTACAGAGGAAGTGCAACAAATTGTCTGTGAAGCTGTTGAGATTGAGAAGAACTTTGTCTGTGAAGCTCTGCCTGTAAGCCTGATCGGAATGAATTCTGACACGATGAGTCGCTATATCGAATTTGTTGCCGATAGACTTTTAACTGATCTTGGTTATGCAAAAGTCTATAATACAAACAACCCATTTCCATGGATGGAAATGCTTGGCCTTGAGGGAAAAACCAACTTCTTTGAGCGTCGAGTGAGTGAGTACGCTAAAGCCGGCGTGAAGTCGGGAGGGTCGCAGGAATTAAGTTGGGACGGAGAGTTTTAATGAGACAGTTCGTTGTCAAAAGCGATGGCAGAAAAGAAGAAATTAAGTTTGATAAGATCACACAGCGAATCAAGAAGCAGTGTCGTGATCTCAACAAGGGCTACGTTGTCCCAACCGAGGTGACACGAAGAGTTGCTGAGTCTGTGGTTGACGGCATCACAACTGCCGAGGTTGATGAACTAATAGCCCAAGAAGCTGCCAGGATGGTAACTGTGCATCCGGATTATTCGGTTCTTGGTGCAAGAATATTGATGTCTCGTTGGCAAAAATCGATCCCAGTGTCGTTTTCAGAAAACGTCGAGAGATTGTATGATTATGTCAATCCGGATACTGGCCTGCATTCTCCATTAGTAAGTCCAGAATTGGTTGAAATCGTTTCAAATAAAAAGAAAGCCGAGCTTATCGATAGAGCCATCGTGCACGATCGCGATCACGATTTTGACTATTTTGGATTAGCTACTCTGCGCCGCGGCTATCTCAAATCTGTAGGTCAGCATGTCGCTGAAACCCCTCAGTTTATGTGGATGAGAGTTGCATTAGGCATTCACGGAAGCGATGTTTCAGCAGCCATTCAGTGTTACGATAGTTTGAGCAAAGGTCTTTACATTCATGCTACGCCTACGCTCTTCAATGCTGGAACTCCACGGAGCCAAATGGCAAGCTGTTTCTTGCAGAGCCTTGCTGGAGATTCTATCGAAGGCATCTTTGAGACCTACAAGCAGATTGCCAACATCTCAAAGTGGGCTGGAGGCATTGGGCTGCACATTCACAATCTTCGAGCTGCAGGGACCATGATTGCAGGCACTAACGGCACTTCAGACGGCATCATTCCGATGGTTCGAGTTCTCAACGAGATTGCTCGATATGTCAACCAAGGCGGCAAGCGCAAAGGTGCATTTTCAGTTTATCTCGAACCTTGGCATGCTGACATTGAAGAGTTTCTAGATCTAAAAAAGAATCACGGCAAAGAAGAGCTTCGTGCGCGCGATTTATTTTATGCTCTTTGGACTCCTGATCTTTTCATGCAGCGCGTCAAAGATGACGGCATTTGGTCGCTAATGTGCCCTCACAAGTCTCCTGGTTTGTCAGATGTGCACGGTGAAGAATTCGTCAAGCTCTACGAGCAATACGAAGCTGAAGGTCGCTATGTGCGTCAGGTCAAAGCTCGAGATCTATGGGTCAAAGTCGTCACAGCTCAAATTGAGACCGGTGTGCCGTATGTTTTGTACAAAGATGCTGCAAATGCAAAATCTAACCAGAAGAATTTGGGAACGATCAAATCTTCTAACTTATGCACAGAGATTATTGAATACAGCGATCCAAACGAGACTGCTGTCTGCAACTTGGCTTCTATCGCTCTGCCTAGGTTTGTCAAAGATGGCAAGTATGACTTTGATGCCTTGCAGTCGGTAGCTTCAGAAGTTACTCGAAATCTCAACCACGTTATTGACAAAGGTTTTTATCCAACAGAACAAACTAGTGTTTCTAATCTTAAGCATCGACCTATTGGCATTGGTGTTCAAGGTTTGGCAGACGCCTTTGCTTTGCTGGGATACAATTTCGAAGACGAAAATGCGCGCGAACTAAATCGACGTATTTTTGCAACAATTTACTATGGAGCCCTTGAAGCTTCTTGCGAATTGGCTCGTCACGATGGCACTTATGAGAGCTATGAAGGATCCCCAGCTTCAGAAGGCATTTTGCAATTTGATATGTGGGGAGTTGAGCCTCATGATTCTCTTGATTGGAAAAGCCTCAAAAAGAAAATTAAACGCTGGGGTCTGAGAAATAGCCTTTTGTTGGCACCAATGCCTACTGCATCGACATCTCAGATTCTAGGAAACAATGAATGTTTCGAGCCTTTTACATCAAACCTCTACGTTCGTCGAGTTTTGTCAGGCGAGTTTGTTATTATCAACCGCCATTTGGTAAACGATCTTGTGAACGTAGGCCTTTGGAACGAAGAGATGAAGAATGAGATTGTACGAAACTACGGCTCCGTGCAGTCAATCCCGGGCGTGCCAGATGACATCAAGCGTCGTTATCGTACTGTATGGGAAATGTCGATGAAACCGATCATTGACATGGCAGCAGATCGTGGTGCTTATATTTGCCAGTCTCAATCGATGAATCTTTTCATTGCTGATCCAACCATTGGTAAAGTAAATGCAATGCATTTTTATGCCTGGGAATCTGGATTGAAAACTGGCATGTACTACCTGCGATCTAAGCCGGCAGCCATGGCAAAGACAATTACTGTCGAATCTAAGACTCAAAGCGAAGACCAGGTCGTTTCTGAGCCAACGCCGGAAGAAATTATTGCTTGCTCTCTAGAGAATCCGGAAGCATGCGACATGTGTGGTTCTTGATGAAACAA